ACCGCACTTCAAAGTCTACAAGGTTGCCGGTTGTTAAAGTGCTACCAGAGGCCACTTCTTAGTGGCCGTTGTATAGCGCTTGACTGCTTTCTCCCAGGAGAAATTCGCTAGAAAGCGTATCTCCTGCCATTTATACTCCACCTTCGGGTGAGGTGTTGCATAGCGATTGCTCGCTAGTGACGCAATACTATCAAATGGATTAAATCCAATTTGTTTCGTATTTAAGAATTCACGGATATTCCATAAGTGTTCGTCAAATATTTGACTATCATGGTCCTTTATTAAACTTTCGTATAATAAAGTCCATCCACTTAGGTTACGTGCGTTCTTATAACGCTTGTATCGAACCGTTAAAGTAGGAAACTTTCCTTCCCAACGTTGAAAATCATCGTTCCATCGGATTCTAACTTTATATTTGTTAAATTCGTCTGGGAAATTACAATAAAGAGCCAGAATAGAACTATCTGGTTCATCTTTATGTAAAATCGGGATGACAATAGCTTGATCATTATAAAGATGATCACGTGCTACGTCAACAACACGGTCCCCGTATAGTTCACCCATAAGATTAAAATGGGCTACTTGCGATACAAGGTCGGTCTTTCTAAAACGTATAGGTGTTATGGGATAACCTTGGTAACAATCCATACCACATGACTCTCGAAAGAGACCATTATGGAAGGATTTTCCCCGGTTAACTCGCAGACCATAACGTTCTAAGATAGAACACGAATCATAGAAATATTCATGTTTTACCAGACCATCATCACCGAAGACTCTAACACGCTCGCCTTGGCTAGCTGTTTTAATTAGTGAATAAACAATTATGCCTAACAAAATAAATGTTACGCCATTCCCCATTGGGGAGAACTTGTTCATTATAAAAGAATCTTCTTTGTTGGATATCTCTGATGCACGTAAATTCATAAAAATTTCGACCCATTCTTTAGGGAAGAATTCTTTAATAAAGTCTACTGATACAAGATCAGAGGCTTTTTCGAGATCGATAGTTGACCATGATTGGTCAATAGATCCTGCTAAAGCAAGATCACGGTTTACCGTTTGATCGAGAAAACCTAGTTCATTTCTGAGTCTAGGTATAGAATTAACGTGTTTTACAATAACGTCCATGTAACCAAGAGCAAAACGATTCACCGTACAAGGTAGTATATTAATACCTCGGACAGAGTCATAAGTTTTTGGAACACAGGTGTACCTAGCTTCATCATTGTGTATCGGTAAATTGACAGAGACCTCACCTTGAGGCGTGACAATGAAACCGTTAACATCAATTAGATGTTGCTTGTTTTGATACATGAATTGCCAGTTAGGCAAATTCAAGGTATTAGGGGTAACGAATAAGTTCTCCCTACGTTGTTGATGATCAGAGTGGTCGAAGACAGCTCCTGTTGGAAACCTAGGTACTACGTACTCAGGTACAGGAGGTAGACACTGTCTGATGTATGACCTAATAGAGATATTCTCCTTTAGATTATACGGAAATACAGTGGCACAAAGTGCATCCACCTCTTTAAAAGAGTTGAATTCTGCATCAACCACATCGTCTGAGATAGTAGAGTCCCAAACCAGCTTACTATAATAGTTAAGTAGTTGGTTAAGGATTTGTAATTTTCTTAAATCAGGGTTCGATAAAATCGCACCTTGATTGTCGAAAATAGTACTATAAAATTCCCAATAGAGCTTTGGTAAGGACGTCTTTGAAAACTTCTTCAATGAGGTTTCCAATCGGCCATTCTCCAAAGCCTGATACAGAATCTTCCCTTCTTTCGGAAGAATCTGAGTTAGGAAATTCAGACCATGATACTGGATTTGAGCCTTCAATTGGGCTATACTGGGAGCACTCGCCCCTAGTTTGGTTGCAATCATCAAGTACAACTTGATGAGGTTTTTCTGACGGTTGATCATATCCGCCTCCTTTCACATTTGGAAAATAAAACATGCTCCCGGACATACATAGAACGAGAAACATGAAAGTTAGAGCTTTCATAACAATCTAAAAACTTAGTGTTCTAGGTTGTTTAGTAAGACTCTAGTCGTTGCATCAGCATCAAACGTTGTGACTAATGTAGTCATATCGTTAAGGATAGTATCCTTATCAAGTGCTGTGTTTTCTGGACTTGACTGTTTACTAAGTTTAGTAAATTCGTCAAATACTGGATCACCGTTGGCATAAAAACCACCGGTCAACTTCTTCTCATAGAGAATTGCAGCAGAGTTAACTCTACCTGCTTTCGTTACCTGGTGAGAGATCGTTAAGATCGCCTCTTCAGGAGCCGTTACGTCTCTGTCTGAATAGACAGAGCTCGTTATGTCTTGAGAAACTTTCGAAAAAGTTCTCGTTCCTATAACTATGTCTGATGGAAACATTATTTCTTCCTTGTAAAAATGCATATAGCACAGCTGATCTAGCTGCGTCGTAGTTTTTGATCTAATAAGGCTGAAGATATTACAGCTTTAAAAGTATCAAATTCCGCTGTAAACTGAAGTTTACAGTTTGACGGAGCAGCATGAACTGCATCTGGTGATACAGGTATGCGCACATAATGTTCATAGTCAAAAATGCAAGATGCGGTCTTATAAAACGCATCACCGACATTAGACAATTCGTCTTGTCGTATTTTTGCAGTCTCGACCCACGACTTACCGGCTGATACTAATTCATACTGTATCAGTTTCGGATTAAGCTCTAAGGAATCGAGCATTCTATCAACATTAACGAACCAGTTGATAACAAAGCTGAAAGGGACCATTTCCCACACTATTTTAGCGGGCTTATCAAAGCCAAGGGTTTTGAGCAATACAGCCAATGTTTCATCTAGGTCAATTTTCTTTGTTGGCCTATAATACATATGTGTTCTAACTTTAACGTTATAAATATAATTAACGTTATGTTTCACACCCAAGTACCGACCGCCAAAGTAAGCACGGTGAGTATCATCAACTGAAAACTCACCTTCTCCGGACTGAACTGTTTGTGACTTATGTGCATTTAACACTGAGCCACTCTCAACAGACTCATTCCAGAGTGCTATCTTATCGCGAATAGATGAAATAAGCGTAATCGCTTTCTTCACATCATCTATCAACGGTGCGACTCCAAAGCTATAGCCTAATACACCGTCGGAAATCTTTTGTTTCCTAAAGTGTAAGATGGATGTAGCTAAAGACTTGAGGTCTGCAAGTTCTAAAATTGCGACAGCAAGGTTCGTATCTGTTCCCATGAGTAAAGAAGATGTTTCCAACATCTCTGTAAACATATTGTCTGCAGTCCCATCTGGGATCTGAACTCCTGAGTTATAACCATAATAATTGGTTCTAACATTGGACATAATACGACTAAGGGGTCCGCTTGAATTCCAAGCAAAACCAGGATCACGACGGTAGCTATATGGCTTACTGTTATGTGTCCAATTCAATGAGATATTAGTACCTGGAGCAAAGCTACATTTGAAACGTTTACGTTCAAATGGCTTAAAGTTCCCGGACCGACTATACTCATCTAGGATACCAGTGTAATCAGTAGTGTATTCGGGTTGAATAAATTCACCCATATCATCTTCTGTTACGCACTTTTGTGCACTATGCACGTATGTGTTAGATTGATCAGTAAGGACAATTCCACCAAAATATGGTAGACAGTCCCGATCTCTATAACGTGTACGTTTCATATCTGTTATCCTCCTTAGCTAATTTTAGCGGAAGCCTCCTTGTGAAGAGG